CTATCGAACACAGCGGCGATCAAGCACCTGGTCCAAGCGTAAGCATAACGGCGAGGGCGTTCGCGCCCTCACCCCCAACTCGGGAGACACCCCATGAAATTAAAATTATTACAGTCGATGGCTGGGATTAACTTTTCGCACAACGCTGGCGACATCATCGAGGTCAACGATCCCGATGCATGTAAACGCTACATCGAGCGCGGGATTGCCGAGCCGGTTGAGAGCGCGCCTGTCGTAGAGACGGCGACAAAGAAAACACCCGCAAAGAAAAAAGCGACAAAGTCGATCACGATGAAAGGCTAAGAAATGCCAACGCTTCCCCTACAACACCGGACAGAGCTGGTGACAGCTCCATCGATTACGCCGGTCAGTCTAATCGAGGTGAAAGCTCACCTCCGCGTCGAGCACAATGACGACGACGCTTTGATCGCTCGATTGATCTCGACGGCTGTCACATATGTCGATGTCAAAGGGATCCTGGGGAAAGCGATGATCACGCAAACCTGGGGCGAATGGTTTGCGCCCAACCCCGGCACTGTAACGCTTGGTCTGGGTCCGGTTCAGTCTGTTTCAGCGATCAAGTATTATGACACAGACAACGAGCTCCAGACTGCGACGCTTTCAAACTTTTACGTTTTGGGAACCGGCGGACGCACAACGATCAAGCCGAAAGCCGGGTATTCCTGGCCCACAACATTTACAAGGGACGACGCAATTAAAGTCGAATATGTCATGGGCGATGTCCCTGAAACTGTTCGACACGGCCTGATGCTTTTGATTGCGCACTGGTACGAGAACCGCGAAAACGAGCTGATGGGAACGATCTCGAAAAATCTCCCCTACGGTTTCGAGGCGCTGATGGATTACGAGCGAGGCTCCTGGTATGGCTAAGGCTGGGCGGATGCGTGATCGCGTCACCTTCCAGAGAATGGCGGCGACGACTGACGATTACGGAAACACGACCGGAGACTGGTCAAATCATTTGACACGGTTTGCAGAACTGGTCGAGCGCGTCGGTCGTCAGAAAGAGGAAAACGGAGCGCTGACAGATGTTGCTGTCGCGAGCCTTAAGTTGCGTCGGGACAGCTCCACAAAAGCTCTGACGATAGCGGATCGCGTCATTGCCAGGGAAACGACCTGGTCGATTAAGTCGATTTCTCAGATTGACGCTGGTGGATCGATGCTCGAGATGGTCCTGGAAAAAGGCGTCGCGTCATGAAGGTCGAGGCCAAGGGTCTCCAGAATGCTTTCAAAAAGCTACCTCGAAAGCAACGCAAGTACATCGGCGACGCAATACGCAAAAGCGTCAATGAAGGTGTCCGGCTCGCTCGCGTGATGGCTCCGGTTGATACTGGTGAGCTGAAACGTGGGATACATGCAAAGTTTGACATTGAGGAGAATGCCTTTGTCGGATCGGTCGAGGCAGCGCCAGATCGTCGAGAGCCACAGGTTAAAGCTCTTTCGATTGAATTTGGTCGGACCTACTCCAGCGGCAAGAAGCGACAGCAATCGTCGCATGTATTCAAACAAACCGGGACGACAGATGAAGTCCCATTTATGCGCAGAACGCAAAAGATCCTGGGCAAAAAACACCGGGCTCGCGTTAAGCGCGCAATGAACAAGGCGGCAAAGGAGCTTGGTCTAAAATGAGCGACGGTTTTGCTTTGGAATTGCAGAAGGGCATTCGCGCGGCTTTGGTCGCGGATAGCGACATTACTGACCTGGTCTCGACCAGGGTTTATGATGAGGCACCTCAAAGCCCGACCTATCCATTCATTCGCTTTGGGCAAATTCAGCCACAAGCTGATGACACTGACGGATCGACCGGGGCCGATGTAAGCCTAACGATCGAGGCGTATTCGCGCGAGACTGGTCGCGTCGAGGCGTCAAGGATTGCCGAGGCAATTCGTGCATCACTGCATCGCCAAGAGGAAACAGTTTCAATGACTGGTTTCCACCTAATTGAGCTGATCTGTGAAACTTATTTTGTCGACCAGGAGACCGACGAGCGCGGACATTTCGCGACGGTCGTCTTTTCGGCGAACGTTCAGACCGCATAAGCGGTCGCGCCCTCTCGCGGTCTGGGCATCCGCAACCCCTTTTGATTGAAGGATCAACAACATGGCAAAACAACTTGGACGCGCGTTCCTCCTCAAGATTGGGGACGGGGAGGCGAGCGAAACATTTTCATCTTTGGCAGGGCTTAACTCAAAGTCGCTGACCATCAACAACTCGGCGATCGATGTCACAACACCTGACGCATCCTCACCAGGCGGAGCCTTGTTCGCTCAGTCTTTGAATGGTTTAAAATCTGTCTCAGTAAGCGGCGACGGAGTTTTCCTAGACGAGACAGCCGAGGCGCGGATGAACACTGTCGCGATGGCAGCGGATCCAGAGGCAAACTTTGAAATCGTGATCCCTAATTTTGGAACATACGCCGGCGCGTTTAAAATTACATCTCTCGACTTTGGTGGTGAGACAGAGGGCGGTGTCCAATTTTCGCTGTCACTTGAAAGCAGTGGCACGGTCACTTTCACCGCTGAATAAATAATGGGGATCACCGCTGAGGCTCCCCGGGGTGGTGTCGTTGAGGAGATCGACGGCGTCACCTACACTTTCATTTTACGAAACCGCGAGATTGAACGTTTTGAGGACAAGCATCGCGGGATCTTTGAGCTATGGGACGGCTTTTTTGCTCGGGGTAAAAAGCCAAGCTCGAACGAGGTCAGAGACCTTCTCGCCCTCGCCCTAGTCGGCGGTGGTAAAAAAGACAGTGACGCGGACGCAATCATTGATGGTTCGGGTCCGGAGCACTTGTTTCGATATTATCAAATCGCGCAAGCGGTCCTGGGTGTCGCGTTTATGCCTGACGCTTTTGACGAGGCGGAAAGTAAAAAAAAAGAAAATCAACAGGACCAGCTCCTCGACGACTTAACGTCAGAGGAATGATCCAAAACGCAATCGTCACAGGGCTAAAACCAGAGGAAATCCGGGACATGATCCCGATGGACACTTTCCTGGTCTTTGAAGGATGGCAAAAGGCGCACAGTCCACAAAAGCCCGGGTCAAACGCTCCCTCGATTGAGGAAGCTGAACAGCTTGCGAAAAGGTACGGATAACGATGGCAGGGATTACAGCCCAAGAGCTCAACGTAATATTGAGTGCAAGAGATCGCGAGTTCACTAAAGCGATGGATCGCGCGAACCGGCGCGTCCAAAGATTTGCAAAGCAATCAGAGAAAGATCTCCGGGGTGTTAGCTCGAGCTTTAATATGCTCGGCAAAGCGGCGGCTCGGCTCGGCCCTATTATTGCGGGTGCTTTTACAATCCAAGGATTTGCGAACATCGCACAATCAGCGGTCGAGATTGAGAACCTCTCCAACGTTGCCGGGGTTACGACTGGACGATTTCAAGAGCTGGCCTTTGCAGCGTCAACGATGGGCGTAGAGCAAGACAAGCTCTCGGACATTTTGAAAGATGTGAATGACAAGTTCGGTGATTATGTCCAAACCGGCGCTGGACCGCTCGCGGATTTCTTTGAAAATATTGCGCCGAAAGTAGGTCTCACCGCTGACAGCTTTGCCGACTTATCGTCAGAGCAAAAGCTCGGCGCATATGTGAACGCACTTGAGAAAGCAAACCTCTCCCAGGCGGATATGACGTTTTACATGGAAGCGATCGCAAGCGATGCGACTTTGCTCCAGGGTGCTTTTGCTGACAATGGACGCGAGCTCGATCGTCTGGCAACCAAGTTCCGCGACGCCGGCGCTGTCATGGATGATGACATGATCCAGGCGGCGAAAGAGGCGAAAGAGGAATTTCAGCTCGCGTCAAAAGTCATCAGCGCACAGTTTAGCGTCGCGCTTGCTGATTTGCTCCCGGTCATTACAGATCTTGCGACTTTCATGGCGGCGGCGGCAAAGAATATCGGCGCTGGGTATGAGGCGATGCAAGAGTTCATCAATCCGACCTCAGAGCTCGAGACGGCGATCGACAACACAGTTCTGGCGATGGGTGACGAAATTACGCAAAGCCGAAATCTCTCTATTGCGCTCGGGCAGTCGACAAACATGTCAGTCGACGCTGCAACCCAAAAACTAAAAGAGGCACAAGAAAGATATAAAAACGTTGAGAGTATTATCGCAGAACAAAGGGCTCTGAAGTTAGGTTCTGACGAATATCTAGGTATCGTCAATAAAATTAATACTTTCAGAGATGCGATGAACTCTCTCGGGATAAATACAGCCGACGGAATGATCGCTCCTAATATGATGAACCGAGAAAGGTTTGAGCAATATGAAGAAGCTCTGAGGGATGCGCTAATTGAACAACGCGAGTTTTTGAAAACTGAGAAAGCGACGCAAGATCAGCTCAACAATACTAGAAAGAATATTGATAAACTTGAAGGCGCTCTCGCTGACGCTAAAGACGGATATGTCACTTTCGGTGAGGAGCTTATATCCTCAGTCGTAAAGAGTGATCGTTTGAAAGCAAAGCTGAGAGAGGTGACTGCATCAACGGTCGAAACGCATGGTGCAGTGAGCGTTCTTGGGGTCACATTACAAGCGGCGGATGGACAGTTCTCGGCGCTAGAAAGCTCGGTTCAGACTTTTGAGCAAGGTCTTACCGACGCATTTATGTCAATTTTAGATAAAAACAAATCGTTCAAAGACAGCATGAAACAAATGGCGGCGGAGGTCATCAAAGAGCTTTATCGCGTCTTAGTCGTCCGTCAGATGGTTAGCGGGTTTTTGGGTGGGACTGGCCTGGACTTGTTTACTGGTCCGGCTCCAGGATCAACCGCGTCAATATTAGGGAGCGCCGCGGGCGGAACAGTAGGTGCCGGTGAGCCTCGCGTGGTCGGCGAGCATGGTCGCGAGATCTTTGTTCCCTCGACAGCCGGGCGGATCCTGTCAGTCCCTCAGTCTAAAGACGCGGTTGGCGGCGGCGGTGACGTCATTGTCCACCAAACGATCAACGTGACGACCGGGGTCCAGCAAACGGTTCGAAATGAAATTAAATCTATGATGCCTCAGATTGCAGAGAGCGCAAAAAGCGCGGTCGCTGATGCGCGGCAACGTGGCGGATCTTACCGGAGGGCTCTGGGCTAATGTCGATAATTTATCCGATTTCTATGCCAAGCGGGAACGCTGTCAGTTCAGTGACCTTCACGGCGGTCAACGCTGTCGCATATTCTCGATCTCCTTTTACATTCCAGGGACAGTCTCACGCATACGCGGGAGAAATGTGGCAAGCCGACATCACGCTCAAACCTATGGCAGAGGGCGACGCAGAGGCGTGGAGCGCCTGGCTGACGAGCCTCAGAGGGCAGCACGGCAAATTCTACCTGGGAAACCCTTTCCGCAACTCTCTGCGCAGCTCTAGCGCTCCGACATCTGTCACCATATCTGGAGCGGCTGGCGCTCGCAGTGTCACAGTCGCGATGACCGGGACGCTCCTGGCTGGCGATTATTTTCAGCTTGGCTCTGGGACATCGGCTCGGCTTTACAAGGTTCTCGAGGATCAGACGGACGGCGGGACGCTCGAGATCTGGCCCTCGCTTAGGGCGACAGCTTCCTCGGCAACAGCGGCGATCAGTTCACCGGTCGGCGCGTTTCGCCTGGCATCGAATGAGGTGTCATGGAGCGTCAACAACTTGCGGCATTATGGAATGAGCTTTGGAGCTATTGAGGCAATATGACCAGGACGATCAACACAAGTTTACTCGCGGATCTTTACAACAATGATGATCCGACTGACACGCTGAAAGACATTGAGCCGTTTTATGCCGTCGAGCTTTACTTTGACGACACTGACGGCGACCGCTGGGACGAGGCTGGTTATACTGGCGACCGGACGCTGAGGCTTTGGACCGGGATCGGGACGCGCTCGATCAGTTCAGAAACATTCCAGGGAACCGGGTCGATCATGGAAATCTCAGGTCTTGAGGAGGCCAATGATCTTTCGGCAAAGGGCGCGACGCTCACCTGGTCGGGGCTAGACAGCTCGATTTT